CAGACGATATAAAGATCTATTCTTATCGTTTGAATGATGGAAGTTACATCATGGCTGAGGAGTTAGAGTACGATCCTTACTTTGGTATTCTCTTTCTTGATCTTCCGGTCTCAATCAAACAAAGGAGAAATGGTACTTTGGCTTTGGAAAAATGGATGTTTCAATCTGATTATGAAGAAGAGAATCTTCCACCTCAACCCATAGAATTACATTGTAATAAGATTATAGCAAAGACTGAGGCTCCGATCACACTAAAGAAAGATTACCTTAAATTTAATTTCTTGGATAAATTGCATGGATCATTGGATAGAGATGAGTTTGAATCTATGGTGAATGAAATACAATCATATAACCTTGATAATCTAGATTCATCTAATACTTCATATGATCCATTGATTGATATGTATAATAAGAGATTGAAATATCCGGATAAAAATTGAAGGATTTCTGATTATTATACCATTCTATTTAATAGTTGTAAATAAAAAAATTTTAGTATTTACAAATTATATTATTTTTGTTATATTACTGATATGAAAGCTAAAGATAAGCCACATTATGTGAATAATAAAGAATTTTCTCAAGCGGTAGTCGACTATGTGAATCAAGTAACTGAAGCGAGAGAAAAGAATAATGATGATCCTAAGATTCCGGAATACATCGGAAGTTGTTTTCTGAAGATCGCAGAAGGACTATCACGTAAACCAAACTTTGTTGGTTATACGTATCGTGAAGAAATGGTGATGGATGGTGTTGAAAATTGCATCAAGGCCATTATGAATTATGATGTTGAGAAGGCAACACGAACTGGATTGCCCAACGCATTTGCATATTTCACCCAGATCATTTGGTACGCTTTTCTTCGAAGAATACAAAAGGAAAAGAAGTATCAGGACATTAAAGAAAAGTATATGGATCACGCAGATGCCAGCGAATTCGCGGATTTTGATAATGCGATCAATGCCGGTAGCATTATTGATCGAGTTCGTTTAAAAGCACAACAGATTCGCCAAAGGGATAATGAAATAAAAGTACTCGCGAAAAAAGAAAAAAAGAAAAAGAGCGCGAAGAAAAAATTGTCTTATAAGTCTGGTCTTGAACTTTTCTATTCATAATCTATTCATAATCTATTCATAATGGGTAAAATCGCGATTCTTAATGATACGCACATTGGAGTGCGTAATGGTTCTGACATATTCATGGACTACATGGATAAGTTCTTCGAAGAAGTTTTCTTTCCTTATTGTGAGAAGAATGGAATCAAACGGATACTCCACTTAGGTGATTACTTTGATCATCGAAAGTTTATCAACATTAAGGTTTTGAATAGAAACCATAAGTCGTTCATATCTCAATTAGAGAAATATGATATGACAATGGATATCATTCCGGGCAACCACGACGTTTATTATAAAAATACCAATCGAGTCAATGCGCTCGAAGAAATTCTGGGTAGCTACGATAGAATTAATATCCACATGCAACCAATTGATGTCGAGTTTGATGATCTTAAGATTGGTATGTTACCATGGATATCCACGGATAATTACGATGAATGCATGGATTTCATTCAAAATTCAAAGTCTCCTTTCATCGCCTCTCACTTAGAGTTAAATGGATTTAAGATGATGAAGGGCGGAGCGATCGCTTCTCATGGGATGGATCCAAAACTTTTTTCAAGATACGAGATGGTTCTTTCTGGTCATTATCATACGAAAAGTACGCGTGATAACATTTACTATCTTGGTACACAATATGAACTTACATGGTCTGACGCTGGCGATCCAAAGTACTTTCACGTTCTTAACACAACAACGAGAGAATTGGTATCAATTGAAAATAAGAATTTACTTTTTCGTAGAATAAGATATAATGATACTCAAGATTTGCCTCAGATAACAAAGAAAGATATCGAAGGTACATTTGTAAAAGTAGTAGTTGTAAAAAAGAAAGATCTATACCAATTTGATCAATTCATCGATAGAATACAATCATACAATCCATTTGATATTAAGATTGTTGAAACGTTTGATGAGTACGCCGGTGAAAATGTCAATAATGAAAAGATATCTACCGTTGATACACCAACACTTTTGAATACTTATGTCGACTCAATTGAAACAGATTTGGATACAGAAAAACTAAAGAATCTACTTTACGAACTTTATGTTGAAGCAAAAGATCTTGAAGCTATATGATTATATTTAAGTCTCTTACATATCAAAACTTTCTATCAACCGGTAATACTCCAACACGAATAGATCTCGATCGTAGTTCCGCAACGTTGGTTGTTGGAGCAAATGGTGCCGGTAAATCCACTATGTTGGATGCGCTTTCCTTCGTTCTTTTTGGAAAGGCTCATCGAAATATCAATAAACCACAGTTGATCAATAGCATCAATAATAAAAAGATGCTCGTAACCTGTGAGTTTACGATTGGATCCTCGGATTACAAGATTGTACGAGGCATAAGACCAGCTATATTTGAAATCTATCGAAACGGAAAGATGCTTAATCAGGAGTCCCATTCGCGAGATTATCAAAAGGTTCTTGAGCAAAACATTCTTCATCTTAATCATAAATCTTTTCATCAGGTTGTTGTTCTTGGTTCCGGTAATTTTATTCCTTTCATGCAACTTCCCGCTCATTTGAGAAGAGGAGTGATCGAGGATCTTTTAGATATCAATATCTTTACTCGTATGAATATGATCGTAAAGGATAGGTACTCTATTCTAAAGAACAATATCACCGATACTGATCATCAAATCGATCTCCTTAAGCAACAAATTGATTTAAAACAAAGACATATTAAGAAACTTGAGGAGATCGATCTACAACAGGCCACAAAGAATCAGAAGAAGCTCGAGGAATTAAAAAAGGAAATCAATCTTCTTCGTGATCGCAATGTTGAACTTCGCGAAGAATACGATGAAAAGCATCCAAAGTTTGAAGCTCAACATAAAAACGATTCCAATAAAAGAAAAGAGTTGGAAGGCTATCGAGGACAAATACGAAATAACATCGCGAATCTCGTAAAAGATTCGAAGTTCTATGAGAATAATGATACTTGCCCAACGTGTCATCAGGATATTGGAGAAGATATCAAGAAGGAAAGATTGGAAGAAGCAAAAAGGAAGGCCAAAGAATTCAATCATGGTTTGGACGAAATCGAAAAATCGATCAATGAGTGTGGTCAATCGATTGATAAGATGAGTCAGCGTCTAAAGGAGATGAGCGATATCATGGGTCAGGTCATGATTAATGATAGCATGATTCATAATATCGAAAAGGACATTGATAAGACATCCACCGAAAAAACCGATACATCCCACATTGACGAAGAAAAGAAAGAGCTTGTTGAAAAGCAAAATGACTATGGCGATATGCTGAATCATAAATCAGCGCAGCTCGAGAAAAGATCGTACTATGATGCCGTAAATGAGCTATTAAAGGATTCCGGAATTAAGACGAAGATCATTCGAGAGTATCTTCCGGTGATGAATAAGCTAATTAATCAATACCTCAACATATTGGATTTCTTTGTTCTCTTCAATATCGATGAGAGCTTTAACGAAACGATTAAGTCACGCCACCGTGATGAGTTTACCTATCCTTCCTTTTCGGAGGGTGAGAAACAGCGGATTGATTTGGCTCTTCTCTTCACATGGCGTCAAATCGCTCGAATGAAGAATTCCGCCAATACGAATCTACTCATTTTGGATGAAACCTTTGACTCAAGTTTGGATGCGGATGGTGTGGATAATCTAATTAAGATACTGTACACGCTGCGAGAGGACTCTAACGTGTTCATAATCAGCCACAAGCAGGATCTTTTGGATGGAAAATTCCCTGCAAAGATTGAATTTGTGAAGGCGAATAACTTTTCGACCATAAAAAATTAACATTTTTTTTACAATATTTGGTATTTACTTTTTCTCCAGATAGTGTAGAGTATAACCATAATGAAGCTCTTAGACTATCAGCTCCAATCAAATGTGGCCCGATTGCTTTCTCGCGAAAACATTACGGTGACACACCGAAACGTTAAAACCGCCTCCTTTGATCTTCGCAATCGTGTCATGACTCTTCCTCTGTGGAAGGATCATGGTAAGGTCGTTTACGATATGTTGATCGCCCATGAGGTTGGTCACGCTCTAGAAGATGATCAAGATCTTTTCATCAAGTATCTAGAAGATAATGGCTTCTCTTCAGTACCCGATCCTCTTAATGTGATCGATGATATTCGTATTGAACGAAAAGTTCAAGCCAAGTATCCCGGATTGCCAAAAATCTTTCATGCCGCATACAAGATTCTAGTAGAAAATGGCATCTTCAATGTTGATGGTAGAGATCTTACCAAGCTCAACTTTGTTGATCGATTAAATCTTCATGCCAAGGTTGGTACCCATGTTCAAGTACCTCTCAATGATGAGGAACTTGAATTCTACAATCGATGCTACGCCGCAGAAACGACTCAAGACGTTCTTGATCTTTATGACGAATTTCGCGAGTTGATCAAAAAACCCGAAAATCCTCAGCAAGAAATAGAGTCTAACGAGGATGATGAGGATATCACTTTCCCTCAAAATCCTTCGAATGAAAGTGGTGAAGAAGAAGATGGAGAAAATGAAACTCCATCCTTTGATCCGGATGCCGAAGAAACCGAAGAAGAAACATCTCGCGCCGATTCGAATCAAGGCGCTGATGAGACATCGGAAACTCTCGAAGAATTTAATAACAATATTAGTGAACGAGATACAGGAAATGATTGGGGCTATAGTCGATTTAACAGAGATAATGTTCCAATGATGATGCCTCTCAAATCTTCGGTTGATCAAATGGTGACTCCTTATAAGGAAATACTTGAAGATCGCAACGTATACACCCCTTATGCGAGTTTACGCTACGATCCGGAGTTTATTTCAGAGGCGTTGGCCTACAAAAAAGACGTAAAGAAAAAGGTTGGTGTTCTTATCCGCGAATTTGAAAGACGAAAAGCAGCATATCAATATAGTCGTGCTCAAGAAGCTCGGTCCGGAACAATTGACGTAACTAAACTTCATAAGTATAAGTTTGACGATCAGATCTTCAATAGCGTAACACGATTGGCTAATTCGAAGAATCATGGTATGATCTTCTACATTGATTATTCCGGCTCTATGGCGCATGTTCTTAAAGACGTAATCGATCAAACTTTGAATCTGGTTTACTTTTGTAAGAAAATGTCAATTCCTTTCGAAGTTTATTCGTATACCACAAACATGTGGGGTACTGTTGGTAAATTTGATCAGGCTGATAATGAAATTATTCTGAATAATATTAGATTGAATCATCTTTTCTCATCCGACATGTCAAAGGGTGAGTATGAATTGGCGTTTGATCAAATGTTCATGCAGTATCGATACTTAAAAAGGGACGGAGTCTCTTGGCAAATGGACGCCATCTTTGGTCGTAAGGAATCTTTAGGAGGAACTCCTCTTAACGCTCTTATCGCAGCAGCAAATCACCATTGTAATGATTTTCAAAAGAAGCATCGAGTTGAAAAGCTCAATGTGATTATGCTCACCGATGGTGACTCGGAGCAATTGGCCACTAAGTGTGCAACAAATGGTATGACAACCTTCGAGGGAAAAAAACTTAGTTTCAAGAAAAAAACATGCATGGCTAAAGGCGAAGGTAATGATGTTTCGCGAAATGCGCAATACACTATGCGTGATGAACAACAAGAAGAACTTCTTAAGCTCCTTCGAAAAAAGGCTACGGTGATTGGTATGTTTCTTCCCAATAGTATGCTTTGTGCCAAGAGAAAGATATGCTTAGCCGAAAAAAATGTTGGAACTCTACAAAAGAAATGGTCAAAAACCAAATTCCTCGAATTGCCTGAGTGTGGAGGTTATGATTCTCTCATGATTCTTCCAACCAATGTTGAAATCAAAAATGATGATCTTGAGTTTGAATCGCAAGAGTCAATATCGGATTCAACCTCAGCACAAAGTAAATTGGCACGTCAATTTACAAAGATGAATAAGTCAAATCGTCAATCGCGAGTGATTCTCACCAAGTTTGCGGAAACCATCGCTTGATTTTTACATCTTTTTTACAGCATTTGGTATTTACTTTTTCTCCAGATAGTGTAGAGTATAACTATAAAATCCTTACTATATTATGATTAAAGCAAATGAACTCAAATCGTACTTCGTCGACGAAACCTCTTCCGGCGCTGTGTGGAAACGCAAGGACATCTTGGCGAAAGCCCGTGATCTCGGTTATGAAGATCGAATCACGTTTTCGATGATTAACACTCTCTCGAAGGTTGGTCGCGGTGAATATACCTTCTCAACTCCAAAAGCACAAATTGAAATGCCTATCAAAAAGAAAGAAGAATCGCCGCGCGTCGCTCTTCATGGTGTCACTTCAGTCATCGATAGCGAGGTCTTTATTCCAGCGAAGGATGATACCTACATCAGATGGGGTGAGTTCTCCAAGATTAAGAAGATCATTGAATCTCGCCTTTTCTTTCCTACATACATCACCGGTATGTCCGGCAATGGTAAGACCATGATGGTCGAACAAGCATGCGCTCTTCTCAAACGAGAATATGTTCGAGTTCAAATTAGTCCTGAAACCGATGAGGATGATTTGATAGGCGGTTTTCGTTTGATCAATGGTGAAACGGTTTTTCAAAAAGGACCGGTTGTCAAGGCAATGGAACGCGGCTGTATCCTTCTTATCGATGAAATCGATCGGGCTACGAATAAGATCATGTGTCTTCAGGGAGTTTTGGAAGGTAATCCCATTCTTCTGAAAAAGACAGGTGAGGTCATCACACCAGCCGAAGGGTTTAATGTTATCTCTACTGCAAACACCAAAGGTCGAGGGTCTGATGAGGGTAGATATACCGCGGCGTCGATTCTCGACGATGCCTTCCTCGAAAGATTCATTGCGGTAGTTGATCAAAATTTCCCCAACACTTCGGTTGAGAAAAAGATTCTTTCAGCTCATGCTTATAAGTACGAGGTCAAAGATTTAGAATTCATTGATAAGTTGGTTGCTTGGTCAAACGTTATTCGAAAAACATTTGATGCTGAAGGTATCGACGATGTGGTATCAACCCGTAGATTATGCCACATCATTAAGGCACACTCGGTATTTAATGATCGAATGACGGCGATTAAGATGTGCATCAGTCGATTCGAAGAGGAAACTCGGGAAGCATTCCTTGATCTCTACACCAAGATCGATGAATCGACTCTTGATGAAAATGGTGAGATAGTCAGTGCCTCAACTGATACCATGGAAGATTTGGTTGAAACTAACGAGAAAGTAGACTTTACTTGTCCCTTCTAATGGAAACAAAACTAAAATACGCGGCATCTCGTAGAGAGTTAGAGGATGATACTTTCTACGAAGAACAATTGAAAACCTATCAAGAAAAAGTGAAAGAAGGAGTCAAATACGATAAAGAAAAACCGGATTACTCTCTAATTCCGCCATCCGCTTTGGAAGATGTGGTAAAGGTTCTTACCTTTGGAGCGGAAAAGTATGATCGTCACAATTGGAAGAAACTTGACAACCTTGAAGATCGATACTTCGCGGCTGCTCAAAGACACCTTTGGGCAGTCATGCGAGGAGAAACACATGATCCCGAAAGTGGAGAACACCATTATGCCCATGCCCTTTGTTGCATAATGTATTTACTTGAATTTTATTCTTTACAAAACACCGAAAATAGTATAGAGTCATAACATGAAATTATCAAATAAAACACTATCTCTTTTGAAGAACTACTCTACCATCAATGGTAATCTTGTAGTCAAAGAAGGTAACAAGATTCTCACGATCTCTGATAAGAAGAACATCATGTCTTCTGCCGAGGTCGAAGAGTCTTTTGATCAATCCTTTGGGATTTACGATCTCAACGAATTCCTTGGAGCTTACTCTTTGATTGAGAATCCAAGTTTGGAATTTACTACTGAATCCGTCACTATCTCATCTGGGGATTCGAGTCTCGTCTATCGATTCTCCGATCCAAACATTCTCACTTCACCCGAAAGAGAAGTGGGTCTTCCATCTACCGATGTAACTGTATCATTGACTGCGGAAGTAATCTCGAATATCCGTAAGGCGAGTGCTGTATTGAATGCTCCGGTTCTTTCGGTCACAAGTGAAGGAAACAATTCACCAATCGAATGTAAGGTGTTTGATCCATCCAATCCAACTGCAAATGTCTACAAGATCAAGTTGTTTGGATTGGTGTCATCCGAAAAGTTCGATTTTCAATTTCTGATTGAGAACCTGAAGATGTTGCCCGACGACTATCGTTTGTCAATCTCTTCTAAATTGATCTCTCAATGGGAAGGAATAAATAACAACGTTAAGTATTGGATCGCTTTG